CTCTACCTAGTTTCTTAGCAACCATAGCAGTGGTTCCAGATCCCATAAATGGATCAAGAACAATGTCACCTTTCTCGCTTCCTGCAAGAATACATGGTTCAATTAAGTCAGGTGGGAATACAGCAAAGTGTGCTCCTTTATATGGTTTGTTGGTTATTGACCAAACAGACCGTTTATTTTTTGTAGGGTAAGACTTGGATAACCCACTATGAGGAACCAAGCCAGTACCAGGATTATGGTACTTACCTTTAGTGCGATCCCTTGTTCCCCAGTCTTTTGCTGGTTCTTTAATTGCTTCATTGTCATAAAAATACTTTTTGTTCTTACTTAAAAGGAAAATGTATTCATGTGATTTAGTACATCTGTCCTTCATACTTTCTGGCATTGGATTAGGTTTGTGCCAGATAATGTCCTGTCTAAGATACCATCCATCAGTTCTTAATGCAAATGCAAGCATCCAAGGAATACCAATAAGATCCTTTTCTTTTAGTCCTTCTAGTTTATTTGCTCTTCGATTACAATTCTCTGGTAGATCCTGATTAGTTCTACTAACAGTTTGCTTAGGTAATCCTCCAGTACCAGGTCTATAGTTATAGTATGAGTCTCCTATATTCAACCACAGTGTACCATCATCTGTTAGAATATTTCTTACCTCTCGAAATATTTCTACTAATTTTTGAATATATTCTTCTGGAGTTGATTCCAATCCTATTTGATCGCCCTCGCCACCATAGTCTCTTAGACCATAATAAGGAGGAGAAGTAACACACATCCTAGGTTTCTCATCAAATTCTTTAAGGGTATCTAAACAATCCCCAAACAAAACTAAGTCTCTCATCTATTAGAATTTCTATACTGGATGTTATCTTTAATTGTATTATAGTCTGAAGCACTTCCACTTGCACCCTCTTCTACAACCATGACCTGATCAAATCCTGTCTTCTCTATTATCTTAGTTTTTATCTCAAGTTGCTTCTTCTCCTTCTGTATGCGTCTCAGAAAGGCATAATAGATTATCTGTGTAAAGTATGCAAAAGGGTTAGTAGACTTCTCAGGATTGAAATTATGGATGTATTGGACGCAGTTCTCTATACCATCGCCAATCATATCTTCTCGGAACATATAATTTACAAAGTTCGGTTTATACGACAAATGCGTTGCGATCTTTAAAAAACAATCACCCAAGTAATTACTAATTAATGGTGGTTCCAAACCCTTCTCTTTTGCAATGGCACACTTGTTTCTATAGACTACCATTGCCTCTAATAGTTCTTTATTATTAACATAGTGATCCGATCTTTTGCGTGGCATAGTTCTTATCTGTATAAGGATATTATAGCACAGCTTGACAAAAGTTCAAATCCCTATTAGAATAACTTTGTCAAAGTTCAGAAGGATTGTATCTAAGTATCTGTTGCTATTCCTACTGACTTGTTTTCTCCAGAATCTAGGGCAAATATATTTTCTAATTTTTTCTTGGCATCTTTAACAGTCCCTTTGTATCCCATTTTTTCCGAGGGGCGGATTTTTTTGCCTTTACTTTTAAATACAGGACCGTACTTCTGTTCTAATTTTTCTGCTAGGTAGTTACAATAATATTCTATCATGTCATGTTCTTCATCAATCTCTGTCATTGTAACAACTTTGTTGTAATTTACAAAGAAGAAATCATCATTAGGAATATGTAACCAAGGTTCTACTCTTACAAACGAGCCTCTCGCTCCGTGAATGACTTGTATAACAACAGGATCTTGTAGTATTAATGTTTCTGGTGCCTCAGGATCTATAGTTACTATGGCAAATATCTCCTCGCCAGTAACTAATTTAATTGTACTATAAAATTCGTCTTCCATTATTTACTCCTGAAGTTAATGGTTATCATATCATAGTTAAAATTTTCTTCTTTATAGATTTTAATTCTTTCAATGAGATGATTCAATGTGTAATTTCTACTTGATAAATGAGTGCAATCATCTGCTATATCATATAGAGTTGCACTAAATTTATTATGTCCTTTACGGAGAACCCTACCTATTGATTGTAGGTTTCTTATCCTTGATTTTGACGGTGAGGCAAAGATAACATTGTGAAGGTTCTTAATGTTAATTCCAGTTGAGAAGGTGCCGTAAGAGGCAACAATGACTGCATTGCTTTCCGTCTCTGCAATTTCACGAACTTCTTCCCTTTCTTCAACATCTACACCTCCGTGTATGAAAAAAACTTTTTGGGTTTCTTCCTTGTCATTATTTATCTTATCAAAAAGTATTTGTCCGTGGTTTTCTACCCTAGCAAAAAGAATTAAAGTGTTTCCTTTTAGATCTAATGCTAGATTTTTAATAAAATTATTTCTACGATCATTACTAATTAAATAATCTATTTCATCTTGGTAGTTAGAAAATTTTATCTCATCATGTTTTAATAAAAGAATCTTTGCTTGTAATTTTGCAAGATAACCTTTATCCATTAACTCATCGGTACGAACTACTTTGTAAGAAGGACCAAACAAGCCTTCAAGAACCCACTTATGTGTTTGTGTACCACTCAGTGTGCCAGTAAAACCAAATCTATATTTCGCTAAATGAAGTTTTGTCATGATTTGTGTCAAAGATTTTGCTTTGAATAGATGTGCTTCATCTCCTATTACAACTTCAAATCTTTCAAAGTACTTTCTCTCTAACTTATAGATAGATTGCCAGGTAGTAATAACAACTGGAGCACTTGGTTCTTTATCTCTTCCAGCGTAAATCCTCTGACAGTATGAATCAGCGTCCCATCCATATTCCGAGAAGTCTTTATGCATCTGCTCTACCAGAGATGTCGTTGGAACAACTATCAGAATATTTTTCTTTCGTTCTGCAAAGTAACGAACTACTGAGTAAATCATCAAAGACTTGCCAGAGGCAGTGGGCGATATCACTAACCTTCTATTGTGTTTTAGAGCATCGTATACTCCCTCCACTTGGTATTTCCTTGGGCGATGACTTGAGATACGATTAATATATTCCTTAACACCCTCCATTGATATCATTTCATTCTCTTCATAAGGAGTTCCAAAAAATTTGCTGTCTATAAATTCATATTCATACCCATGTCTCTTACAAAAAGAAACTAGTTTATCCAATAGTCCAACATACAACTCTCTGGTATGAGTTGAGAACAAACGAATCTTTCCATCCCAATATCGCTTCCGATACTGATTCATGTACTGTGCTCCTTCTATGTCGAATGAAAAATGATCCGACAATTCCTGATACACATGCGGTTCAGATTGAATCTTTAGAAAGACTTCATTCTTTTTAGAAATAACAACCTTGCTCATGACTATCCAGATCTAAAGTTGTGCCAATCAATAATATTTTTTAACTGATAACTTCTGTTCCCTACTTGTTTAATTATATCCTCAAGATAGGTAAGCATTACATCGTAGTATTTAATTTTTAAAGTTGACTGCTGCACCTTCTCATCAGCATCCATATATCTTTTTATTGCATCTTTCTCTCTAACTTTATAAGGAAAAGGTTCGGCCTGATACACTTCAGGGTCAGATTTTCCTGAGTAATAATTCCATCTTTCCAAACGAACCTTATTATCTACTGTTATAGATCTCTCTCTAAGTAATTTTATATTATTGTACAGGTCAAAATACTTTGCATGAAGAGATGGTATCTTTGCTGCCTCGTCATGTAAATTGTCTTGATCAATCTGTGCGTCTTTCGACCACATACTTTGTATAGTTTCAAGATTCATAAATTAAGTGTCAACTTCAATCGTATAAAACAGATACTTAAATGTTGCAGTAGCTGTAAAGTATGTATAATCGTTTTCAGTGGCAGTAAATTCTAGTGATGACAATGATATTGGGAATAAATCTCTAAATTTTACACGAGTACTTACATTAAAATTACTATTCAGAATTGATAGTGTACCGTCACTAAATTGTTCTTTAACATCTTTTTGACCATCTGATTGTGTAATCAAGTCTTGGAACTCAGATATACTTTCTGGATAACCTAGACCATAGATCCAGTTATGGATTTCCAAATAATTTTCTAAGTTTTCATCTACAATAAAATCTAAAGTTAAATCTTCAAATTCTATGTTGTCACCAGGTAAATCAATCTTTTTTAGATAGTTGCCAAGTTGAGGTGTAGGTAGAGTTATGCCAGGTATCTTTGCACTATTAGAAAAGAAATCAACCTTAGGGGTTTTAACTATATTAAATTTAAAACCAACAGGAGACAAATAATTTTTATTTGTAACTTGTTTAGCAAAAAACGAATTGGCCATTAGTTCTGACAGGTCTCCATATTCTATATTTAGATAAAAAAAGAGACCCCCTGAGGAGTCTCTTGAGAAATATATAAGCGTCTCGCTTACATAAGGTTCTTAACAACTGTTCTCTGATAGTAACGGTTGCTGTTAGATGTGATTCTACCGAGACCTTGAGCAGTTCCTTCAGCAAATGGGTTTGAAACAAGACCGTATCTTGTCTTAAATCCAATTTTAGGTTGGAAGGTTCCGTCGTTCACGGCTCTGACCATTTGTAGAGGTACATATGGGCAGTAGAATAATCCAGCGTCATAAGGAGATGTTCCCTTATAACCAACAACATAGTACTGGTTCTGAGCACTGTTTGCTGAGAATGGATCGATATAAACTCTGTACTTACCGTTGATAGTACCAGCAAATGTATTACCAGTATCGTCAACCTGTAGGTTAGCGTTAAGAGCAGGAGTGTAATCAAGTACACCAGCCATGGTTAGAGCAGATGCTACATCAGCACTTGTCATGATGATGTTACCCTTTCCACGACGAGTCCTTTGTGCGATTCTGTTAGCATCTCTTTCGATGTTAAACAGAAGACCCTTGAACTTCTCAACTGACCATCTACCATTGGAGTCAACATCTAGATCAAAGAATCCAGCGTTGGCAACATTGACTTGTGATCCTGCTTCTGCAGTCTTATAGATTGTTCTAATAACTTCTCTGTTAATCTCAGCAAGAATTTCAGAAGAAAGTATGTTTGCTAACTCAGCCTCAGCGTTCAATCCGTGGATTGCACGAAGGTCTTGAGCAAGTTCCATGCTGTACTCTGCCTTTAGTGCTCTAGACTTAGCAGTAACAGTAACTTTCTCGATGGAGAATGCCATCTCGTTGAAGTCACCGTTAGTACCGTCACCTAGTGCCTCAGAGTCACCAGTTGCCATACCTTGACCGAGTGAATACTGTGCTTGAACCGCATCAGATGCTGTTCCTTCAAGTATCGCAGGG